CCCGTGACATTCTCTGCTACGCCATGCGGACCATGTCGCACTGCTTCATTACCATGCACATTCACGACGAGCTGGTCATCGAAGCCAGCCCCGGCGTCGACCTGAAGGTTCTCTGTGAGCAGATGGGCCGGACCCCGCCGTGGGCAAACGGGCTCAGGCTCCGTGCCGATGGCTACGAGACCATGTTTTATAAAAAAGACTGATTCTGATTCGTTCAAATACCACTAAACCCTCCAGTGGGTAGTGAGAACTTTAGATTGGAGGTGCCTATCATGGCCGAATACAAAAACGCAGAGGGCTATGCCGATCCCACAGCATTCGGAGCCTTCTGTGCCATTGAAAAAGAAGAAAAAGCTCTCCGGGCATTCAGGCCCATCGTGTATATCTGCAGTCCGTATGCCGGAGATGTCGAACGCAACACCGCTGCCGCCAGACGCTACAGCCGTTTTGCGGTAGAGGCCGGATACATTCCCATCGCACCGCACCTGCTGTTTCCGCAGTTCCTTGACGACAACAAGCCCAAGGAGCGTGAGCTGGGTCTGTTTTTTGGGAATGCCATCCTGAGTAAATGCGCCGAAATGTGGGTCTTCGGTGACCGGATCTCCGAGGGCATGGAGGCCGAGATCAAGAGAGCGACTTGGAAGGGACACCGAATCCGCTACTTCAGCGAGACCTGCGAGGAGGTAACAAGATGAGATTCACTTTATACCGCTCCAACTGTCTGGAGGTGCCTGAAAACTGTACCTACCCTCATAAGGTCGAGGTCACCGGGAAGGACAGCCTCATCGAAGCTGTAAAGCACGATTATGTTTGTGCTGAGTATCAGGGCAACTACCGCAGCAACGACAATTTCATCGGCTCCGACTGCTTGCCGGTCGATTGTGATAACGACCACAGCGACGATCCGGAAGAATGGGTCTATCCCTCAGACGTTGCTACTGCTTTTCCCGGTGTTGCCTTTGCGGTTCACTACAGCCGCAATCACATGAAAGCCAAAGGTGGCAAAGCTGCAAGGCCGAAGTTCCACGTCTTCTTCGCTATTGATCGAGTCATTGAACCCGGCCAGTACAGCGAGATGAAAAAGCTGGTCAACAGCATCTTCCCGTACTTCGACACCAAGGCACTCGATGCCGCTCGGTTCTTCTTCGGGACAAAGGAGCCGGAGGTCGAGATCTTCGACGGCCCGATGACGCTTACTACCTTCCTTGCTGACGACGATTTTGACGCTAACATGGACTCCGGCAGCTATGGCGACATCGTCATTCCCGAAGGCAGCCGCAACGCCACGCTGTCCCATTATGCTGGACGCATCCTGAAACGCTTCGGCAATACCGATGAGGCACATAAGCATTTTGCGGAAGTGGCCGCTTGCTGTCAGCCGCCTTTGGAGCAGTCGGAGCTCGATAGCATCTGGCGCAGCGCACAGCGGTTCTATGGAAAGGTCGCTGCACAGGAAGGATACATTCCTCCGGAGCAATACAATCAGGACCTTCAGCTCAAGCCATCCGACTATTCCGACGTCGGACAGGCCACGGTGCTGGCAAGAGAATATGAGGGAAAGCTCCGCTATTCACCCTCGACTGATTTTCTGGTCTACAACGGTCGGTTCTGGGAGGAATCCAAGCCCAAGGCTCAGGCCGTAGCGCAGGAGCTCACCACTCGCCAGCTTGAGGAGGCCGAAACCGAGATCAAGAAGGCAACCGACGAAATGATGAAAAACGGCGCATGGGAGCTGCTGGCATCGATGGGTCCAAAGAAAGCGGCTATGGCTTTCAGCTCGGAACAGGCTCGTTCTTTCCAAAAGTACGAGAACGCCACGACCTACCGCAACTATGCCATCAAGCGCAGAGATTCCAAATACATCACCGCTGCCTTAAAGGAAGCACATCCGATGGTTGAGATTGACCAGCGGCAGCTTGACGCAGACGAATTTCTGCTCAACACCCCGTCAGCTACTTACGACCTTCGTATTGGCCTTCCTTCCGCTCATGAGCACACTCCTGCGGATTTCATCACCAAGCAGACCACGGTTGACCCGTCCGATGATGGTATGGATATCTGGCAGGACGCTTTGGAGACCTTCTTCTGCGGTGACAACGAGCTCATCGATTATGTTCAGGAGATCGCTGGCCTTTCCGCTATCGGGAAGGTCTGTGTCGAGGGCCTGATCATTGCCTACGGTGAAGGCCGCAACGGAAAATCCACCTTCTGGAATACGCTTTCCCGTGTGATGGGTACCTATAGCGGCAACATGTCCGCAGACACTCTGACTGTCGGATGCAAGCGGAATGTAAAGCCGGAGCTGGCTGAAGCCAAAGGTAAACGGATAATCATTGCCGCCGAACTGGAGGAAGGCATGCGCCTGAACACATCCAACGTCAAACAGCTCTGCTCAACGGACGAGATCTATGCGGAGAAAAAGTACAAGGACCCGTTCAGTTTCGTACCGAGCCACACCCTTGTGCTTTACACGAACCACCTGCCGAAGGTCGGTGCGATTGATGCCGGAACATGGCGTAGGCTGATTGTCATTCCGTTTAACGCCAAGATTGAAGGTTCCTCTGACATCAAGAACTATGCCGATTACCTTTTCAACAAAGCTGGCGGTGCAATCCTGAAATGGATCATGACCGGTGCCAAGCGTGTGATCGAAAAGGATTATCACATCGTAAAGCCAGCCGTGGTGGAAGCTGCGATCCAGAAGTACAAGGACAATAACGACTGGCTCTCGCAGTTCCTCGATGAATGCTGTGAGATTGACAGCTCCTATTCCGCTAAATCCGGAGACGTCTACAACGCATACCGCAGCTATTGCATGCAGGTGGGCGACTATATCCGCAGCACGACTGATTTCTACACTGCGCTGGAATGCGCCGGTTTTGAAAGGAAAAGAAGCAAATCTGCACGGCTGCTTTTTGGCCTGCAGCTTAAGTCGGACTTCCTTGATTGAACAAAGGGTGACGGTCGATGACAGTCTTTACAGAAACTATTCTTAGAACACTAAAAACAAGGCCTAAGAAAAGTTACGGAATTACCCGTCATCGACCGTCACCACCCACTCTAATTCCTGATGGAGGAACATTATGCGAGAGAAAATCATAGAACAACACTTAGTCAAAGCCGTGAAAAACAGCGGCGGCATTGCACCGAAACTGGTGAGTCCCGGATTTGATGGGATGCCGGATCGACTGGTGCTGCTGCCCGGAGGCAAGATCGGATTCGTGGAGGTCAAGGCACCGGGCAAGGAACCGAGACCTTTGCAGGTAGCCAGACACAGATTACTGCGGCGGCTGGGCTTCAAGGTATATGTCCTTGATGCCCCTGAGCAGATTGGAGGGATACTTGATGAAATACGAACCGCATGAGTACCAGAGGTACGCAATCAACTATATCGAGGACCATCCCTTCGCTGCCGTGCTGCTGGACATGGGCCTTGGCAAAACGAGCATCACACTGACCGCTATTGCGGACCTGCTGTTCGACAGCTTCGAGGTTCACAAGGTGCTGGTCATCGCTCCGCTTCGAGTAGCCCGTGACACTTGGAGCGCAGAGCTTCAAAAGTGGGACCAGCTTCACCACCTGACCTATTCGGTGGCGGTCGGAAGCGAGGCTGAGCGAAAAGCGGCCCTGACGAAGAAAGCCGATATTTACATCATCAACCGTGAGAACGTCCAGTGGCTCATTGAGAAAAGCAAGCTCCCGTTTGACTACGACATGATCGTAGTTGACGAGCTTTCTTCCTTCAAAAACCACCAGTCAAAACGCTTCAAGGCCCTGATGCAGGTACGGCCCAGAATCAAGCGTGTCGTTGGGCTCACCGGCACTCCGGCCAGCAACGGACTGATGGATCTGTGGGCAGAGTTCAAGGTCATAGACATGGGAAAACGACTCGGTCGGTTTATCACCTATTATCGGCAGGAGTATTTCGTGCCGGACGCCATGAACGGCCAGATCGTTTACAGCTACCGTCCGAAACCCGGTGCCGAGCAAGCCATATACCGGAAAATCTCGGATATCACCATTTCGATGAAATCCACGGACCACCTGAAGATGCCGGAACTCATATCCAGCGAATACAAGGTCTATCTCAGTCCCAATGAGCAGGACGCCTACGACGAGATGAGAAAACAGTTCATTCTGGACCTGCCCGATGGTGAAATATCCGCGGCTAATGCTGCAGCCCTCTCCGGCAAGCTCTCCCAGATGGCCAATGGTGCCATTTACGACGATGCCGGGAATACGGTCCCCATTCACGAGCAGAAGCTGGACGCTCTGGAGGACATTATCGAGTCGGCAAACGGCAAGCCTCTTCTGGTGGCCTATTGGTACCAGCATGATCTGGAGCGGATCATGAAACGGCTGCATGATCGCCATATCCCGTTTTCCAAGCTGGACAAAGCCGACAGTATCCGCAGATGGAACAACGGCGAAATCCCGGTAGCCCTGATTCACCCGGCTTCTGCGGGACACGGCCTCAATCTTCAGACCGGCGGCAACACCATCGTCTGGTTCGGCCTCACATGGTCCTTGGAGCTCTATTCCCAGACCATAGCAAGGCTCTGGCGGCAAGGTCAGACTGCCGAAACTGTGGTCGTTCAGCATATCGTGACGGACGGCACTATTGATGAGCAGATTCTCCGGGCACTTAAGGCCAAAGACAAAACGCAGTCGGCTCTGATCGCTGCGGTCAAGGCAAATCTGAAAATCTAATGACAATATTCGACAATTCACGCCAATCCGAGTGATCACAAATTCGGAGGTGCGACTTTGAACCCATACGAGAATCTGGCAAACGCCATCATTCTGCAGGCGGCCAAGGATTACCGGCTAACCGACGACGAACAGCAGCTTCAGGAAATAGAGCGATTCTTCCGTTCCGGCTGGTTCGGTGTCCTGTCAAAAGTCGATCCGGAATTCCTCATAAAAGAGCTACGGAAGGAGAAGCGACATGACCGCTAAAGAATATCTGTCACAGGCCCGGACGCTGGATATGCGGATTAAATCCAAGCTCCAGCAGATCGAGTCTTTAAATGAACTGGCCACATCCTGCACCGTCGTTTACAGCGACATGCCCAGAAACCCAAATCGTGGAGGCTCCAAAATAGAACGGGCCGTTTTGAAGATTATCGAGGTTGAGGAAAGCCTGAAACACGACGTCGAGGATCTGGTGGAATTGAAGAAGGAAATCATGGCCACAATCCGGGCCGTTTCGGATGTTGAACTGCAAACCCTGCTGGAGAAGCGGTATCTGTGCTTCCTCTCGTGGGAGAAGATTGCGGTTGAGATGCATTACAGCATTCAGCATATATACCGGATGCACGATACGGCGCTTTCCTGTGTGGCCGCCATCATGAGAGTAAATGAGAGAGATTGAGAGTCGCCTTTTATGATAGTATTATGATGGACAAAGTAAAACCTACGGAAGCCTTGTGGGAGCCCCTCTCCCGCAGGGCTTTTGTTATGCCCGGAAAGCGAGGTGATTATGTGCCAAGGAGTCCAAAGAAACCCTGCGCTTACCCCGGCTGTCCAAGGCTTACTGATAGACGCTTCTGCCAGGAGCACGAGAAGCTGGACCGGGATCGTTACAACAAGTACGAGCGCAGCCCGGACGTCAACCGCAAATACGGCAGGGCTTGGAAGCGTATCCGTGACAGGTATGCAGCGGCCCACCCTCTGTGTGAGCAATGCCTTAAGGAAGGTCGGTTAACATCGGTCGAGGAAGTTCATCATATTCTTCCTATTTCCCAAGGCGGCACCCACGATGCCAGCAACCTGATGAGCCTGTGCCAGTCGTGTCACACGAAGATCCATCACGAGCTCGGTGACCGGTGACCGTGGGGCGGGTCAAATCTCTACGACCTTTCTACCCGGACAGCGGCGTGGGGTCACGAGCGCAAAAATCAGAAATCAAACGGGGTATTAACCCCCAGCCCGGAAAGCGAGGTGAAATGTGTGGCAAAAGACGGAACTATGAGAGGCGGTCAGCGTGTCGGTGCCGGAAGAAAATCCAAGGCCCTGACAGATAAAATCGCTGACGGCAGGTTAAATGGTGCGATGGTGCTCCCGGAACCGGCAGAAATCGAAGGAGCGGTTGTTCCTCCGGTCAAAGAATACTTAAAAGCCGCTCAGAAGAACGGCAAGGACCTGTGTGCCGAAGAGGTCTACCGGGATACTTGGAACTGGCTCAAGGCTCGTGGCTGTGAAATGTTAGTAAACAACCAGCTGATTGAGCAGTACGCCATGTCAGTCTCCCGATGGATTCAGTGCGAGGAAGCGATCTCCGAGTTCGGCTTTCTGGCCAAGCATCCCACCACCGGCAATGCCATCGCTTCACCGTATGTTGCGATGAGCCAGACCTACATGAAGCAGGTCAATCAGGTCTGGTATCAGATTTACCAGATCGTGAAAGAAAACTGTGCCGTGGAGTACGGCGGCAGAAATCCACAAGACGATTTGATGGAGCGGCTGCTGTCCGCTCGGAAAGGAAACTGATATGTTTGAGAAAGTAAACCCGGCGCATCCCGACAAGGTGGCCGACCGTATTGCCGGTGCTCTTGTCGACCTTGCGTATCAAAAAGAGAATAATCCGAAGATCGCCGTCGAGGTCCTGATTGGCCACGGCATCTGCCATATTATCAGCGAAACCTCGGTAGCCCTCTCTCCTGATGAGGTAAAGGCTGCTGTTTCCCGCATCGCCGGGAACCTGCTGGTGGACTACCGTGAGGTTTCGCAGGATGAGCATCTGGCCGACAACCAGATCGACGG